ATACCTTATCAGCCCTTGGTCTATAATGAACTCGTCAAACAGAATCTTGGTCACATATGGGAACGGCACCGACTTGAATTGAGAAGCTCTCGACAAAGGCAGTGCCCATCCAGCAAGTTTACCGTCAATGTAAAAGCACTTCTTTTTCACCGCCAGAGCGTGGTCTTGAAACTCATGCTGGATATCATCGAAAAATAGGTCAATCTGTGACGACTTGATTTCCGTTTCATATCGGCGCAGATAGATAAACTGCTGTCCCTTAGTTATAAAGTCTTTTATGACCCTTCGTTTACAGGAATACGTCTTTCCCACTCCACGGGGTCCAACCACAAAGTTGAACAAGCAGTTATAGGAAAGCGTCTTATTTACATCGTACCACATAGCTTCACCTATGAGAAAAGGGATAGTATGAGCGATTATAAATAGTCTGTGAAAACCTTGTAACACTTCTGGCCGACTCTCCGCCGTCACACCCAGCTAGTGATTTATAACCTGTCTCATATATCCCTTTAGAGTATTGTATCATAAAAATCACCCTTTGTCAACCCTTAATTTGGAAGGGCCGCTCCACCAGAACCACGCCGCCCTTTATGTTTTTCGGGACCAGCTTGCCCTCAAATATCTGACCCGGCTCCATAGTGTCAAAATTAAACAGGTGCCGTGCTGAAACAGGTAACCCAGCGCACTTCTTATCAAGCTCTCCGTCAAACTCCTCAATGTAACATTTGGCTCTGTGATATTTGGCTCTTGTGAACTCACCTTCCAGCTTGAAAGCACCCAGTCTGTAATTGTCTATGTCCAAGTCTACCTTTTCCCTTCCCAGTACATGAACGCTATCAGTGTCCGCATATATGAACCTGTCACCACAAGCATTAGCGGCCCTGATTATCTTGTCTCTGGCATAAGAGGTAATGAACGCCGCTACCGGGAT